TCGGGGAGCTGCATCTCAAGCCGTTTAAGCACACACGTAAGCGCAAGAGCCTCCAACTCGTCTCCCCTCGGATCGATTTCGTTCTGGGGGTTTTGGAGGGCCGCATAAATGCAGACGATGCACCGTCATTCCTCGCTAGGGAGAAGGGTCTAAACTTTTGCGAAACGCCTTGTACAGATTATGGTTCTTTGGTCGATGCTCTTCTAGACAGACAATGTCTCGAAGACAAAGACAGGCCATGGGCAATCGCAGAGCGGCACCGCAAGGGATTCCAGAAGTCCCTACGGTATTTGTATACACGCTTGGCTAGTATAGTCAGAAGTTTGGAGAAGGAACGCCCCGATCCCAACGAGAGGTACAAGAAATACTCTGGATCAAAGAGAGCCCACTACGAGCGGTGCGCTGAGGAGAACTCGGCGCACCCCATCGGCAGTAGGGATGGCGCGGCCATATTTCACGATGCCTCCGTCAAGTGGGGGGAATTGACATCCCGCCCGCGCGCACTGTTGGTGCAGTCAGTTCGCGCAAAAGGAACAGCAAACGTAAAGCCGGGTATGCTGCTCAGGACACCAATCATGATTGAAGGAGGTTACAGGGACCACTTCGAGGATGCACTCCACAAGTTGTGCCACCGAGCAGGGTGGCATATCGTGGCTTCAGGCATGGATCTCCACAAGCGAGGACGCGTCATGCGCTCGATGATTGAACCAGGCGATGTGGTTCTCTCGTGTGACTGGCGTCGTTTCGACGGCACCGAAGGGTGGCTCGCTGTGGATGAGCGCAAGGAGTTTTTGGAGTGGTCCGAGAAGCTGTTCGGTCGCGATAATGCATTACGTGAGGTACTGCGGACCCAAGATAGGAACACTGTGCAGGCAGGGCCGCTCAGTGGGAAAATCTTCGGTAACCGCGGCTCCGGCACGGCGGGGACTTCGACGGGCAATAAGCTCGTGGTTCTCGCCGCGCTGCATTATGCTTTAGGCAAGGCGATGGAAGGACTTCGTGGCGTTAAGCTGTTTTGTGACGGCGACGACACGTTGATTGTGGTACCCAAGAGGTTTCAAGGAATGCGTTGGTACAAATCCTGGGCCAGAAGGCTTTCTGAGCTTGGACTGGAGACCAAGATACAGCAGTGTGTTTTGGACACCCCCGAACACCCGGC